GTTTAAAACATCAGCTTCAACATCACCAAGAATATAAATCTTGTAATCAAATGTTTGTTTAGCTTCTGTCAAGTATTGTGATAATGATTTCATCTGTTGTTCCTTCTATGCAGTATTTAGCTCAATTCGAATTCTTTTGTTCTTTGTCATCGCTTAACAATCGATCTAAAAGTGCGTTTCTATCCAATACAATGCCGGTTCCGTCGACAGTTTCGTCTTTATTTGTGGCAACTTTTTGATCTAAGTTTGCTTTCTTTAACTGTAGGTCAACCATTTTTAGTTTCTTGTTCAGTTTAGCAGTCTTGGCAGTTATAGCATGTCCAAGCATTGTACTTGCTACACCAAATATATCACTTGCCCATCTGCTGTCTACATTCATACCCAAGTCCATCATGTCTTCATAGCCTTTTACTGCCTTACCTGCAAGGTCATCCATCTCAGTGTCGCTTGCTTCTAATCCTCTAACTAGTGGTAAAGCGGCTTGTACTTTATCAAGTTCGCTTAGTGTGTTTTGCATTACTGGATTGTTTTCTGGTATAGGCTCGGGTACATTATCAGGAGTAATTTCGTCAGGTAAGCCTTCATCCATCGGCAAGTCAAATAGTTCTTCGAGTTTCTTTGTCATGTGCTTCCTTTAAACATTTAGGACATACGCAATCTTGGGACATAATTTTTACTTCTACTATTGGTTCTACCATGCACCAACATGTATAGTTAGGATCGCATGTAAATCTGGTGTCACATAGTTCGCAGGTCTTCATTATACTTATTTACGCTTTCGTCCTTGATGAAATATATCTTCTTCAGTAACCACTCTAAATGTAAGTCCGTTTCGTTTGCACCATTTTTGTGCGGCATCCCATTTAGCATAGTTTACTGCAACAACCATTTTATCTCTGTTACTCGCTTTGCTTTCAAGTATGCTTTGTTTTTTAGGTTTAATTTCAATTAGTTCTGTCACTACTTGATTATTTTTGTTTCTGTATTGTATAAGAAAATCTGGAATGTATCTTGTTGGTTTACCAGTTAGCGGATTTCTGTAGGGTATTGCAAGAGATTCACTCGACCATGTGATAATATGATCATTGCTATCACAAAATCGCATAAAGGCTAGTTCCCATCCGCTACGAAACTTAGGAGCACCCTTGCCAGCATACTTCCTTTGATTCATTACAGTGTAGGTGCCTTGTTGAAACTTTGACATACGTCACCTATATGAGTATGTTACGAGCAGTATATTGGTTAGGAGTAGGAGTATTGGTAATACCAAGCAGTGTAGCATTGCTACGTTGGTTATTCAAATAATATGCCAAGGTAGCAGTAATTTGAATATTATTCTGTTTGCTTAGTTCACTTAGAAGTGTTTCAACAGGAGTGCCACTGTCTTCGCTAATAGTAAAAACACTCAATGTAAAATTCTCAGCGGCATCGCCGTCAGCAAATATATTTTTAAAAAAACTCAATACAGTATCGTATACGTTTGAATCAATGAGAAGTTCACGCTTGTAAAATTCATCAAATAATCTTACTGTGAGATCTGTTTTTGGATTTGTATAATTTACTGTTGCCATTGTTAACTCGTCTTAGTTTGATCTGGAATAGTTACTGGTTTAGTTAGGTTAGTATATGGTCTTGCTCCAACAGTTGTAGGTATTGGTTTTAGTCCTGATGGTGCACTAGTGCCAACGGCTTGGGTAACAGGTGCTTTAGGAAACAATACACCACGTGCAGCTCCTGGAAGATCCTGTTTAATTTGTGATCTAGCAATATTTTCTGATTCTGTTTTTAGTATTGCTTGCAAGTCTCTGCCTTTAAATGTTTCATATGCAGTACCACCTTTTTGTATGGCTCCAACAACTCCTGCTAGGTTACCAGCACTTAAATCAGTTATTATGCCACCAGCAGCATCAACTAACCCGCCTTGTCCAAATATTGTTCCAGCACTTCCTGGTCTTGCCAATGGTGATGTGATTGTATCGTAATTTGATGGGTTTGCAAAACTTGGAATTGCTCCGTCTGGTTTGGTGCCAGTTAAGGCTCCATGATAATACTTCACTGTTTCATAATCAAAGGTAAAAGTATTTTGCATAATACCGGCACCTTCGCTATAGTTATAGGTGTCGTGTTCAAAAGAGCTGATAATAGGATTAACCAGAGTGTAAGCCGCCCATTGATGATCATTCATACCAAATATAGTAATGTCACGGAAGAACGCAGGCTTTCCTGCTCTAGCACCATCCATATAACTTTCACCAATATAACCCCAGTCGTTGATTTCTCTATCCTGAGTGTATATGTCTCTAAAGCCATAAGGGAATGCTGCACCTGGATCAACTCCTTGTGCATTTGGTCCAAGGCTTCCATTTGTTACTGCGGCATCAAAATACTTTTGACTTGCATCCTTATAATAATACGAGTAATAGTTATACCATAGTGTTCTACTAAGGTCGCTAGTATCATCATGCATAATGCAAGTGATAGGATCATAGTCAATTTGTGTCTGAACCTTACGTTTTCTATTGTACTGGTTCATAGTTTCAACTGAAAACTTATATGATGGAAGTTTAACTTCTTTAACAAGCAAGTTGAGGTTCGTTAAATCGTTTACTTGAAATACATTTGCAAGTTGCGGAATCTGTTGTACGTTTAAATTAAACACAACATGGAATAGAAATTTACGACGTGGAGAAAGAGCTCCGTTATTACTACGGAAGGTCTTACTCGCATGTGTATAGTCTTTTAAGAAATCGTTGCCAAAAAAACCTTTAAGTACGTCTTCACCGAAAGCCATAAGTTACTCCTTAAACTTAATTAGCCCGTTACAACGTCACCTAGTGTTCTTCCTACTGTAGCACCAATGCCTGTTCCAAGAGGTGTTTGAACTGCGTTGTCATAACGTATTGATGTTTCAATAGTTACTGGATCATTTGACCCGTAATCTAAATCACCATAGTTAGCATTTACTAAGAAGCAACCATATAGTTCCCATGTCTCAAGTACGTTTGGTGTGCTTGTACCATTACCACCGTCTAGTACTTCACAACGTGTTGTAAATTTGTAATCAATACCCGAACTTGCTGATGCTTGCTCTAGTGTATCCATTTGCTTTTGAATTTGCTCACCAATTAATCTACTTACGTGTCCGCCAGCATCATCTCTGAATGTTGCTGATACTGCGTCCCATGTTTGACGACCAGCAAGATAGATTCGACTGTTGTAGATTGGAACTTCAATTTCTTCAAAGTTTATAGTTGGTCTAGTAAAAGTCATTACCTGTTTGGTAAGTTCTGTTCTAGGTGTAGACACGCCAAGATTCTCAAATACCACTCGGTAGCGATATTTTAACTTTGGCATTAACAGTCCTTGAGTAGCACTCGATTGGTCTGATGCCAAAGGCACTGTCATTCTTGTTAGCGATGATACGGCCATTTTCTAATTCTCCTTATTACAAATATTATTTATCAATATTTCGCCACAAAAAAATGAGGCCTAAACCTCATTTTCATGTATTTAAAGTACTTTAAACTGCGGCTGAGCTCGCTACATTACCCGCTGCTATCTCACCTGTGTTCTTAATCCTTACTGGTATGTATATAAACTCAACAGCTTTAACTGGCTCAATTGCAACATCTACATAAAGTTCGTTTGCGTCAATTCTAGTTGGTGTGTTATTTGATTCGTCACATACTACCAAGTAATCGTATATACCACGTTTTGCTACTAAGTCAATCATCAAGCTCTCAATGCTGTTTTTAATCTCATCACGTGTTGTTTGATCGTTTGGCTCAAAAACAAAGTTCTTACCAATTGTTTCTAATCTTCCTCTAATAAATGCTACTAATCTAGCAACGTTTATTCTATCAAGCGAACTACCAGTAAATGTTGTTTTATTACCATAGTTAAGTATTCCTGATCCAGGAATAAACGTAATTGGATTAATACTATTCTCATAAAGTGTATCTCTAATACCTTGTCTTATAGCAGTTTGCGTAAATTCTCCTGTAAGTGCGTCTACATATCCTAACTGTGTTGCGTTATCAACAGTTCCACGACGTGTGCCTGCTGGTGCTAACCAAGGATAAGCAACATCATCTGAACGAACAACTGTTCTTAGTATCATATGTGTTGCTGGAGCAACTACAACTGTTCCGCTTAGATCAGTTGTTTGACAACTTGGATAGAATACACCAAAGTATGGATCTGCAGTTGTTAAGCCATCTCCATTTGCATTGGTTGCCCAATTGGTGATATCTGTTCCTGTATCCGGTGTACGCATTGGCATGTCGCTTAGGATAAATCCTGTGTTGTTTCTCTCGTTGTTTAGTGCTACGAGGTTAGTTGCAAGTTCTTCGTAGTTAGGGCAACATAATAAGTTGTATACCTTTTGCTCTTCACGTAGTTCTTGTGTTCCATCTACTGATGCTTTTAATGCTGCAACAACAATAGATCTGACTGCTCCTCTTCCTGCATACATAGCCCCATTACTTTGTAATCCGCTTGCAGTTACCCATGCATCTGTTACAGTTGGTAATGCACCAAATGTTGCAAAAGGAAAGTCTGCAGAGTTAAAGTAATTAACTTGAAAACTCTTTACATTAAATCCTGAACGTCTCATATTCCACACTAACATTCCTTCCGGATATAGTGTAGGATCTGGCTTGTCAAGATCCACATAGTCGCTTGTCAACAAACTTTTAATAGTTGGAATGTCACCTGTAATTGGATCAGTTGTACCGTTACCAGCCCAACGTACATCTGCAAACAGTATACCGTTTTGTCCTGTTTGATCTGAGTTATCAAGTAATACCCATTGATCAACAGTCAAAACACTTTGCCATCTGTAAATTTGTGGATAGTTGTCTAAGTCAGCAGTTGAAACCCACAAATCACCATATACTAATGCACTAAGATCGCTTTGTGTTGTTGGAGCCGTTGCAGAAACAATTGGACCGTCGGGCGAAGTAGTTGATAGTGGAAAACCTCTTTGGTCTGTAGTTACGTTTAGATAACCTTTCCATGTGCCACCACTTTGAATCATAATATCACAATCACCAGTTGCACTATAGTACCAGTTTGTTCCATCTACTGGATCAATGCTTGGTGCAGTTGAGCTGGCAGTGTAGACTGGAGTTGTTCCAAATCCTAATGGAATCCAGTTACTTAGAATTAAATCACTGTTATTACCTGCTCTAACTTGTCCTGTTGTAATTGTAGTGCTTATTCCTGCATCAGCAACTGGAGTGCCACTTGTGTCTTTTAATATAATTACCCCGCCTAATGTGTGTTCAATTTGTACTGCACCAGTTGATAATACTCTTGCAGTTGTATTTGCCACGTCTGCGGCAGTAAATGCAGTAACAAAATCAGTTGCGGTTGTGCCTTTAAGTGTAGCAGTGACCGCAGTAGTTAAGACTGTACTGTTTTTTGCACTTGCTTGAATTGTAAATGTTTCTTCAGCAACAAATGTTGGAGTAACAGTTGTTCCAGTAACAAGTGTTGCACCAGTTGTAAATCTTTCTAGAAACTTACTAGTATATGTGTTGTTCTCTTGTACATTGTTCTGTACATAAAGTGAACCAGCTGCAACATTTGTTCCGCCACCCGCCGGATCAAGTGTTTTCAATGCACTTTGATCATTAGCATAAATTGGTGTACTTAATGTAGTAAATACATCAGTTGCCACAGAATATTGCTTAACCACTAGATTTGCACCTGAGTTAACATTGTTTAACTTATACCAAACACTACCTGTTGGATGTGGTTCTGCATTTGTTGCTCCCCAAGGTGGGTTGTTATAGTTGTAACCTTGTTGTAGACCAGGCGCATAATATGGTTTTTCTCCACTAACAGCAATACCTAAATCTGCTAACAACGTACCTGTAAGTCCAGCTTCAACCATTAAGATACCATTTCCATCATCTGTAGAACCATCATTTGATCCTTCTGAGTCAACAAATATTTGTATTTTTCCATTTGCTACTGTAGATACAACACCTGCAATTGATGCAGTATTGATATCAGCAGCCATTGCTGCAACCGTTGTTCCATCAAGTGTTACAGTAACATCGTTTAATATAATAGTTTGTCCGTTTGATAATACCGGATTGGTTGCAGTTCCAATAATAGTTGGCCATGAATTCTTCCATGCATCGCTTCCAATTAATACCCAACTATTTGCAGTTACACTAGCGGCAGTATTACCTGGCGACTTATAATACATTGGATTGTTTGTATTTGTAACATTAATAGCATAGTCACCAATGCTACCTATACTTGCTAATGGTATGCCTGCTGAAGTACCACCAACTAAATCAGCAACATTTGTTATAACTGTAGGCACTTTATTTGTAAAAGTTTCTGTAGTTGCTGACCATTCAAATGCACCAAATGCACTCACACCTACATCAAACCAGTATACTCCGTTAGCAGGATCTCCAGTTGGACGTACCAATGTAGCAGTTAGTTCGCTTAGGTCAACATCTGCTCTCTGAACAAATGCTCTATTGCTTACTCCTAAAACAGAGTAGGCTGCAAGTAAGCCGTATTCGTTAAGTTCGTAACCATTAATTGATGTTCCGGCTGAAGTACTATAAAAGAACGGTGTACCAAATGTGGCAGCTAAATCTCTTTGTGATGTAATCAAATAAGGTTTGTTTGCATTTGCGGCAGTAGTTCCGGCGGCTACGCCTACTCCTGCTCCGCTTACTTTGTTTTGTGCAGTTGCTATCAAAACAAACGGTACTGAATTTGTTGCGGCTGGAAGATAATTACTTTCGTCAATAATAGTAACTTCTACGCCTGGTGATGTTAGTGCCATGTTTTTCACTTCCTTTAAAATATAATCTCTTAATGATATTTATAAGAATCTACCAAATAATGCCGTAAACACTGCCCTTTGCAAAGGTTTGCTTTGCTAAATATCCGTATGGA